CAACAAATTGAGGCTAAAATACAAGGTAATATAGAATTAAATTGGGGTGGAGATGAAGTAAAACCCACATCATCCGATTCCAACCTTTGATGAAAATATGTACTAAATGTAATGGAGAAAAATCATTAGATAACTTTAATAAAAGGCAGAGTAGATGTAAACCCTGTCAACTTAAATATGCTAACGAATGGAGAATAAATAATCCAAATAATCATAAATCATCAGTATCTAAATACTTAACTACCGATAAAGGAAAACAAACATACAAAATAAATCTTAAAAAACATTACTATAGTAAACAGGGAGTATATGGGATATTTTCTGATGAAAACTGTTTGTATGTAGGTGAAAGTAAGAGATTAAATGGTAGAATAAATGACCATAAGTACTGGATTAGATATCCCCATAAAAGTATGAATCAAGACGAACTATATACCAGCATAGCCAATCACAGTAATATCGAAATAAGAATTTTAGAGGAATGTGACAATCATAAGAAAAGAGAAGGTTATTGGATTAACAAGTTAAATCCCAAGTATAATGGAAATTAAACTCTTTACTCCACACTTTGGACAACGGAAAATTATTGATGGTTTTGCTGAAAGTGAACACAAATTTGGTGTTGTAGCTTGTGGGAGACAATTTGGAAAAAGTTTATTAGCCCAAAACCTAATGCTGTTTTGGATATTAAAAACACCTAATCAAAAAGGGGCTTGGATTTCCCCTATCTACAACCAATCGAAGAAGGTATTCCAAGAACTAAGTGATGCTTCACATCAAATTATTAAATCAAGCAATAAAGCAGATTTAACTATGGAATTCATTAATGGTAGTACGTTACAATTCCTATCAGCTGAGCGTTACGACAGTATTAGGGGTTTCTCCTTCAGCCATTTAGTAGTAGATGAAGCAGCGTTTATAAAGGAAATAGCAATGCAGGAAGCTATATACCCTACCCTATCAGCATTGGGGAAAAAATGTTTAATCATATCAACACCTAAGTCAAAGAATTGGTTCTATAACGCTTACCTACGTGGTAGCGACGGAGGTAGTGAATATATTTCGTTCCGCGGTATATCCACGGATAACCCGTATATTTCCCAACAATTTATTGACGACCAATCCAAGTCATTACCACCGGAAATATTTAAGCAGGAATACTTGGCTCAATTTAGTGAATCGGGTAACGATGTATTTAGTGGTGTAGATATAATATGTAATATGAATGGATGGACCCAATACCAACCCTCAAAACGATATTTTGCAGGCATTGATCTTGGCTTGCAACACGATTATTCTGTACTCACCATTATTGATGAAACAGGAAGAGTATGTTTTGTTGATAGAGTCAATGGAACCTCTTACGGAGAGATTGCTAAACAATTTATCACCACCCTCCAACGATATAAAGTTACTGGAGGGTATTGTGAAATTAATGGCCCGGGATTACCCGTATTTGAGATTATCAATAAGGAAATCAGGAAAATAAGAGATTGGACTACTACCAATTCAAATAAAACGGATGGTATACGTTCATTAATCTACGATATTCAGGAGATGAAATTGGAATTACCATCTAAGGATTTCTTCCCACACTTGTATAATGAGTTAAACGCATATAGCTATAAAATGAATGCTACTGGAACTATGACGTTTTCAGCTCCAAGTGGATTTTTTGATGATACAGTTATGTCTCTAATGCTGGCTAATGAGGCACGAACTAAAATAGGATTGACTAAAGGTAAATTATATATAGGTGGTGGAGTAAAACCAAATATGTATTAAACGAGAGGGCTACGTGTTTAGTTTATATCGTTCATTGTTTTCCATCCCTCTCTAGGTGTCGCGTTCTGCGGCACCTTTTTTTTGTAAGTAATTGCGTGGATATTTGGCTACCCGAGGATTTGTTCGTATATTTACAGGGTAAATGAGGCGCGAAGCCAAGTTGTTAATTAAATAATTAAAAATAGAGGTTATGTTTAATGTTGAAAGTGTAGAAGTAGTTAGTTTAATTGAAAAATTCCAAATTACATACTGGGAAGATTCAGAAGAACCAAGAGATGAAGAGGATATGGATGATTGCGATGGTTTTTGGAGTGATTTGTTTGACTTGATTGAAGAGACATTTAACATTGAACTTACAGATGAACAAAAAGAGGATGTTGAGAATCTATAATAACATCTCCCACAAGAGATGTGGAGAACCGAGGAATATTTCGTATATTCACGTGTTAATAAGAACGGCAATAATGCCACAAATAGTTAAATAAATAAAGGTTATGAGTAAGCAAGCAATTAGTAAAGTAAATAAGTTATTCCCATCATGTAATGAGTTGATGAATGATGAGCAATACAAAATGGGTAATATAATTCACCCAATGACGTTATTCGCATTCAAAAATTCACTCCAATGGGAGGGAGTTACACAAGCAGTTGGCAACATGTTAACTCAAATGTTTGAATTGGGGTATGTTTCCTATTATGATTTTGATAATGTAACAGGTAAAGGTTCAGCGGGTGTTTACGATGCACAAGGTAGGGTTCATACGATTGAGGGATTGGATAAATTCAAAGCCCTAACCAAAATTATGTATATGTCTGTTTTAGGAATGCCATTAACAGATGAACAACGTAATGCTATGTATGAATTCAAATGTAGCGACTCTAAATTAATCCAGATTATGGACTAATATTAAAACATATGCGGGGGGGTTTGGCTACCCAAAAATAAATTCGTATATTCACGGTATAATAATAAAAATAAAGGTTATGACAAAGTTAGAGATTTTTAAGTTACAAGCAGATGCATCTATGCAACCACACGTAATGTGGAGAATCGAAGTAGAAAAAAGTGTTATGAAGTACCCAATGGATTTAATTAAAGCTGAATCAGAATGGGAATGGAATGAAGATATTAAACACGATGCTATGGTTGCTTCATTATTCAATTTTGATAGACTAAATAAAACTGCAAGGGAAATAGTTGATTGTATGTTAATGAATGTTTCAGTTGAAGGAACTGATGAATATGACAATATTAATGTTGCAGATTATCAAGATTTAATCCAGCATGTGTTTAATAAATTAGGAAAAGTAATTAAAAACGAGATATTCCATGAGGATGTTTTTAATTATTATGAAGAACTATTCGAACAATGGGATAGAAAAGTAGAGAATTTAATAAAATAAATAAATAATAGATTTAGACCATCTATTTTGATTTGCCCCCCATTAGGGGGCATTTCTGTACCGAGGAAATTTTTAATCCCCCATATATTTATCACCATGGAAATAAAACTAGACATACCAGAATATCTATCCATTAAGCAATGGAAGCAATTTACATCAATGGAGCACCTAAGTGAATCTAAGAAGATGACTAAATTAGTAGCATTGTTAGGTGGTGTAGAAGAGAAAACAATTAGAACTTGGACATTACCAGCATTAACTCAAGTGTATGCTAAAGTGTTAGAGTCATTACAGGATTTAGACCCCCAATTCTACCCTATATTTGAGTTGGATGGTAAAAAATACGGCTATACATCGATGACAAAAATGACGTTGGGTGAGTATGTGGATTTAGAGCGACTCGCAGTTAAACCGTATGAAAACATTGAAGAAATACTAGCTATATTGTATCGTCCAATCGTAAAAGATAGATTTAGTGGAATAAAATGGGCATTCAAAAATGCCTATAAAATAGCATTGGGTGATGCTGAGAATCTATTTAAATACTATACCACTGAAGATTACGATAGTGAGGAAAGAATTCATAACGCTGAAAAATTATCTGTTATCCCAGCTACAATGGCATTAGGTGCGTTGGGTTTTTTTTTAGTTCTAGGAAACTCGTACTTAGTAAATTCACAACTCTCTTCGATGGACAGCAGCGAGAGGAAGAAGACGATGAAAGAAATGAACAAGCAAATGGCTTCTCTAAACATTGGGGATGGTTTGAAACTTTTTATTACCTCGCTTCAACATCCATCCTTCACATCACAGGACAACAAGCTATTACAGACTTAAATTTTGTATTTGTTCTTAATTATTTAGCATTTGAGCAAGATAAAAACAATAGAGATGAACAGAGACGTAAACAACAAGAAAGAACTTATAAAATTAGATAATGAATAATACGATATCAACATACGAACAAATAGTAGGTTATTTTGAGCAAGCATGTACAGCGCACGTTGCGATTGAGACATTTGCTGAAGGTGCTATCGATTATTTAGACGCTAATTCCCAGAATATTAAATACCCATTTGTATTCCTACGCCCACTAGCCTCACCCGGTATTACAGCAAACACAAGAACACTAACATTTGAATTATATGCTTTAGATGTTCCTAAATTGAGTAATCAGTCACCACTACAAGTTAAATCGAATACAGAGCAATACATTTATGATGTTTTATCTTATATTAACTACGGACCAGTACCACCACAAGACCAAAATGGATTTGATGTTGAGATGTCAAATATGACCCCAGTTAATGAAGCATTCAATGATCGAGTTTATGGTTGGGTTTGCCAAATAAACGTAACACAAGCAGGTATATTCAATTACTGTACATACCCCCAATTACCATAATGGCTAAAGAGCTAACATATCCTAATCTACAGCTCGAAATGAGTGACATTGGAACTCTAGTAGTAGAGGAAATGGTTGATCGATTATTCGATAATAATTCCGTTGTAACAGGTAACTTAGCACGTAAAATCACTCCAGGACAATTAACAGTAACTAAAAATGGCATCGTACTACCTATTACATTACCCGAATATGGTATATACGTTGACAATGGAGCAGAACGTAAGAAAGGTGGAATGCCACCTGTTAAGGCTATTACGGAGTGGATTAAACAAAAACGTATATCAGTTCCACAAGCTATGTCTCCAATACAATTTGCTTGGGC